ATCCGGCGTAAAACCCATCAGCAAAGTTAAATCTAAGTTTCGGTTCTATTGAAACTGAAAAATGATTGTTGCCCCCTCCAACTACTGTTTCAGTGGCGTTTTCCGTACACATAACTAATTGCTTCGGTGTCGCCGTTGTGAGGGATGCTCCGTCATATAAAGCTAAATAATCGCCTCTTTTCAATAGCCCAGCGGATGTTCCATCAGATGACTCAAGAGATAAGGCCGTTGCCCCTTTGACATTTACCTTTACCGAACACCCTGATGTGCTTGTTTCTGAAACTAAATCTCTATCTGTGACTGCTACAGTTTGAGAGTTAGAAGCGTTCTGGACGATTTTAAACGTGCCGTTGTTATCGTCATTGATTGCCCCAGATACAAAAAAGAAATCGCCTGTAACGGCTGAGAAAGCGTTATTGTTTGATGTAATGGTATTGCCTGAAAAACTAAGCGTAAGGCTTGTCGCGTTCATCCGTGGATCAGCGATAAAATAATCTGCTGAATAGATGCCCTCACCTGTAGCGGCTCTGTTCTTTTGTGGATCTCTACCGTCTGGATCTACGAATTTAAAAAAGTTAGTTGGCCCCTGCATTTTAGTAAGAAATGAGAGCCATTCTGTAGCCTCTGGGCGTTTTAAAGGTGGGAGTGATACCTCTGCCACCCAACCAGCATAATCAAACTCTTGCGTCCTTGTCTGGCCTGTGAAGGGTGACGCTACAGCACCAACCGCCCTATCAAGCTGGAAAGCTGACCTGACAAAATTAGGGCTTGATGGCATGACTATTTCTCGCATTTATCCCCCTAATAATCCTTTTCTATAAGTGCCGCCCCTTGATGCGGCCTCTAATACAGATGCCTTTGTTACATCTGAAATCGTAGGCAACATCTTCATAATCTCTTGTCTGACCGTAGGAACCACGCCTGTGCTGAAGTTGAGGTTTTGATTAATCACTATTCCATCGCCGCCCATAGCCATCCGGCTTGAATGATTGTTCATTACCCTGCCGCCGCTATTTGGTATGAAAATCTCCGGCCCTCTTTCTCCTACCAGAGTGGGGCCGCCTATTCTCCCTCCGCTTGCCGCCGCGTTCCCCCCATGTCTCGCAACGAAAGCCGCTTGAGTTTCGGGGCCAGCCGTCCCGCCAATAGTAGGGAGCGGAGTGAATCCTGAAAATCCACTAAACACCGCGTTCAGGATTCTATTAACGACTGCTAACTGCAAAAAAGTGGCGATGATTTGAGAGACTATATTTTTTGCAAAGTTTTTGAAGCTTTCTAAAACACTCTTACCAGATAAAAGCGCATTTACAAAATCATTGGTAAAAGCATTGCTAGTGTTTACGATAGCCTGAACCATGTTTTCATCAAACAGCTTTGCTGTTTCTTCAATCGGATCTTTTAGCTCTTCCAATCTTTCTCGTAATCTAGCCAAAGCAACGTCAGCGTTCTCACCGCCTAGCAAGGTCAATAAATCTTCATCCTTGCCTGTCGCCAAAATATCCTGAATCCTTTGTATCTGAGCCGCTAAAACTTCTGCTTCTGGTTTGCTTCTCTGAATCAACTTAGATAAGGATTTAAGTTCATCTTGAAAGGCTTCATCCTCTAGCCTTTTCTCTTTTCTTTGTGCGGTAGCTTCCGCATCTGCTTTCGCTTTATCTATCGTGGCTTGTGTTTCTTTTTCAGTGGTAATTATTGATTGCTCTAAAATAGCAATTAGCCGTTGACGTTCTTTTATTTCAGTCGGCAGATTCCCTGCTCTTTTCGCTTTCGCTTTCCTATCTTCTAGGTCTGATATTTCTTTTTTTAATACCTCTATTCTTTCCTCGTCCGAAGTAGCGGCTAGAAACTCGCTAGACATTCCAGATCCAGCCATTCTCACTAAGGTAGCCAATCTGTTTATAGCGTCCGTGATCGTGCCAACGATAGTTTTCATGGCGGTTCCTAACCCGCCCTCATTAAACATAGCCGCCGATATATTCTGAAACGAAGTTTGAAGATTAGAAAATTTTTGATTAAGGGTATCCATTTTGGCCGCTACTGCGTCACCGAATCGTTCTTCTAAGCCCTCATTCAAGTTTTCCATGATGATGGCCGCGCCCTCGGCAGATTTTCCCATTTCGGTTATTTGATCCCGCGTGACCCCTAATTTCTGCGCGAGTATTTCAAAAACGGGTATGCCTCTATCAGATAACTGATTTAACTCTTCTAGCCCCAGACCGCCGCTTGCCGATCTTTGCGTGATACGAACTAACGCTTGGAAAGCCCCCAGCGAATCTGTAGTGACAGAAGCCGCGCCAGCAAAGGTTCGCATCATCTTTTCTGTTGGCTGTATTCCTGCCGCGCCTAGCTGGATAAACGCTTGCGTTAAATCGGTAACTTGGAACGGAGATTCAGTAGCAAATTTAAGTATATTATCAAACTGTTTTTGACCGGCTTTAGCTGAACCGAAAACCGTATTTAAAGAAGTTTTCATGTCCTCTAACGCCGCGCCGGTGCGCACGATAGGTATAGAGATAGCACCGATTCCGGCGATAGCGGCGGCGGCTCCTAACGCGGGGCCGCGTAAAGCCGTCAAAGAAGCGCCAAGGCCTCGCATACCCTTAGAGTTAGAAGCCTTTCCCACGTTCCTTTCAAGTTGATTTAACTTGCGATCTAGGTCTCTGGTATCAGCTTTTATTTGAACAATTAGTTCGTCAACAGTCGCCATTAGTCTGGGTGTAGCTCCATAAGTTCCTCAAGTTCTGCCCTGCCCATCGGCTCTTCTTTTGAATTGCCTGAGTATTCAATGAATCCCGCAAGGGTTCTGTAAACTTCTTTAGGGGACATATTCCAGTAACTTTCTGGCGGTATTCCAATCATTCCAACAATTATTTCAAAATACCGTGACCATGGAAGTGTATCCGCTGTTATGCCGCCCCTTCCTCCTTTTTTTCTCCGTCATCCTCATCGTTTAACGTACTGGTCAGCATAACTAAAATCACCTGCGTGGTTTTAATTAATCCGTTCTCTGTGACAAGTTGTTTGACTTGTTTTTGAGTGAGATCATTACCGCCGCCTCTAAGAGCGTGGTATAAAATAGATAGTTGATGCTTGATAGGCATATCCATTTCAGTGCTAAGTTTACTAACCAGCTTGATAATTCCCATGCCGATTTCATCTTCAATTTTCATCAAAGAGTCAATCGTTAGCCTACAAGTGTAATCTTCACTCCCCAGAGTTATCTGGGTTTCCCCCTTCAATGGGTTCATCGTCTTCCTCCTGTGCAATCTGCACGTTTTTGAAGTCGGCATCTGCCAACGTAAGGTAAATCACATCATCTCGCTCATCTACACGCCAATCATCCACGGCATAATCAGCGCCATTTATTGAAACGCTTTTCGGGTCTTCCCCTATGGTGTTGGCGCACATGACCTCGTTTCCTCTAGCCATGCCACCAATGCCATCAATTTCAACTTCAATCCAAGCCATGATTAGCTCCTATTAAGCCGACGCGAATGAAACAGCCCCGCCACTTTCAAAAGTGACATCATAAGTAGCTTCGCCGTTGTATTCACCAGCATAGCTAAGAGTGGTTATCTGAAAGTTCCCTGAATAAGTACCAAGGTCAGGGATAACAAAAGAACACGCTAACAGAGCCGCGCCCCCAAAAGCAGTTCTTAGCGCAACCTCTGAAGCCCCATCAGTAAAAACGCCTGATCCAGCTATCGTTGTGCTTTGAACGCCAGCCGCCGGAAGCAATATCCTAGCGTTTGAGCTATCTTTATTTGTTACATCAACGGTTTCTTCATTAAGCGTTATAGTGCTTGACCTTAATCCCGCCACGGTTGTTTGCGAACCTGATACGTTTATCTTTACCAGAACCGCGCTACCTTTTTGTGCCGCCATCTATTTTCTCCTAAATTAAGAGGTTCCTAAAATTATAGCGCGGAATCGCATGACTCCGTGTCTGGTGATCCCATCTGGATCTCGCATTACATCTGAAAATTCAAACCTACAGTTTACCAGATTAAAACCTGTAACTGATAGTGAAGAATCATGCAATAAAGTATGTATCCTGTCCATTATATTCTTAGTTTGTGCTGAACCGAATTGCCTAGACCAAACGTGGATCATAAGAGTGGTATCGCCACCAGATAAATCTTTTGTGCTGTAGTCCACTACATTATCATCGCCTATCTGAACCACTGGATAATTTGTGCCGCTGGGAACTTCATCTTGAACTGTGGCCCCTAGAGTTGAAGTCAAGTTGTTGTCGGTACTTAAAGCCGTGAATATAGCGGTCTGAAGTGCTGTTTGTCCTATACTCATACTATGCCTTGTTGCCTAAATATGCTTTCTATTTTCCTTCTTGATTTCCTCAACGCTGGCTGAAGAAACGGTCTAGCCTCCATCACACTAGTTCCAAACTCTAAAGGCGCAGAATACGGAGCCGCTGAAACAACTGAACCCACACCGCCAGTTGTTGACATTTTTACTTCTGTAGATATCTGGCTGACTAAGAACCCTGTATCACTTGCCGGAGCTTCTCCACCAGCACTTCTTATATGTTCTCTTCTTGGGTTGTACCTGATAACCGCCCCTCCGCTTTTTGATCCGCGCATGATGCTTTCTACTGCTTGATTTCTTACCTCATTAGTAGATCGCACCAAAGCCCTTTGTACGTTCTTTTTGGCATTATTTTTTAACCTTTTTTCCATCCTCACCAAAAAAGATTTACCATTTTTAAACATTACGCCGCCACGCCTCTTTCACCCCGAATCACTGTATATCGGTTTCGCTCGTCCAGATTTATGCTTGAAATAATATTATATACCTTTGAGTTATAAAGAATCCGCTTGGTTGCGTCTACGCTCTTGTCACTTCGGTATCTAATGACAAAATCAAAAATGATTGTCTCCGTTAGCTGGCCCTGTAGAAAGGGATCTTGACCGCGCAATGGTTGGACATAGGCCATAGCCGTAAAGTCCGTAGAATAGGCTTTTGTGAAGCCTCCGGCCCCATCTGCTGTCCTTGCTTCAACCTGTATTGTAATAAGCTCTCTCATTGAGCCTATGCCATAATCAACGGCCATAATTTACCCCAACGCTGAGAATTTAGACCCTGCCATACCGTCCAGCACTTTGAACCTTGCATATAACTGCTTAACCATCGGCGGCACGTTGATAGTTTCTTGGTAATTCTTCATGTCACCTCTTTGGTCGTACATATAAGCGATGTGCATAAGCATTCCAACCTTTATATCCTGTGGAACAGCCGCCGCCGCACCATAACCAGCGACATATTTAACTTCTACTGCATTCGCCACTCGTAAAGCTGTAGGGAATGTTTCGCCTGTCCTTAGAACGATTCGTGCGGGTTCTCTTACCTTATCAAGATAATATTTTGAAGCGGCAAAAGTGGTTGCCGTGTCGCTATCGTCATAGGTTTTAATGTGTGAAACCGATTGAACTGGTGGGCTTGGTAGGACGATATAATTCTTATAGAAGTTTAAATCTGGCTTATTGTATATCCCTTCATATATCGGATCATTAACATCATTCACATCATCAAGGAAAAGAGTAAGGGTCTGGGTTAATACGCTCC